CCTCAAGTTTCTGCTGCGTTATCCAACGATTTATACACTGTATTTAACATGACTGTTAACCGCGGTGCGTTGATGGATGGTTTCATCGGTCACTTAGCAGGCTTTGACTTCTTCAAGACTAACTTCTTGGTTCGTCAAATTGCTGGTACTGGACAAGCTGGCGGTTCACCTCCAACTGGTTTCAAATTGGCTGGTACTATCACTAACGGTCCAATTACTGGTGGTAACACATTCGTATTGACTGGATTGGTAGTTTCACAAGCACATCCATTCAATGTTGGTGACAAGGTTCAGTTTGCTGATTCAGCTGGCGTTTACATGGTTAACCCATTGAACTATGAAAGCTTGTCTCAAACAGCTCAGTTCGTTGTTCTAACTTCTACTGTTTCAAGTGGTGGTGGTACAGCAACAATTACTGTTAGCCCAACAATCGTTATCAGTGGTGCTCGTCAGAACATCAGCGGTGCGATCCCTAACGGCGCGCAATTATTGTTAGCTGAAGACCATAACGAATCGATTGCTTTCCAAAACCAATCAATCGTGTTCGCAGCTCCTCCTATCACTGAATTGAAAGGTGGTGTTGAAGCGGTTACCACTTACTCTGACCTATACAAAATGGCATTGACCTATACTTTAGGTGCTGACATCCGTAACTACGTTCAGTTAGATCGTCTGGACATNATCTGCGGTGTGGCAATTAACCCTGAGTTTGCGGTTATTGTTATGAGTTAGTGTTCGCTGTTCGCGAACTGCGATTCGCGAATCTAGAATATGGAATATGGTGCGCTCCTCTGCTTCGGTACGGGCGCATTCTCCCAGAGAGGTTATATGAACACTGATTCACAAGTTTTATATCTAGGTCGATTCGTTTCACGTGAATACTTTTGTGCGTTTGTTTATAACAGCACAGGACAGAAGCTTGTCAAAAGTTATGATGAATTTAGTACGCTTATATCCAGTGGGGTTTGGTTTGCTGAACAGAAGGACATCCCAGAGCCTAAAGTTGACAAAGAATCTGAAGAAGTTGACAAAGTAATTCAGATGGAGCCCAAGCGGAGACGTAAATGTCAGAGCCAACAACAACAGTAAGACAGTTTATTGCGGATGCTTATCAGCTTATTAGTGCTAACTCTCCCAATACAACTTTACCAGGAAGAACCCAGACGCAAGGCTTGAAGATCATAAATGTTCTTCTCAGCCAGTACAGCGCGAATGGTCTCATGATTACTGTTGAAAAACAGGTGGATTACACGATAGGCATTGGCCAACAGTTCGTGACATTCGGCTCACCTGACTATACACCTACCCCAGATATTACATCCGAAGGTAGATTAGCCTTACTTTACAATGCGTGGCTAACATTGGATGGGGTTACGTACCCATTGATTGACGAAAAACGTACAGAATTTTATTCAAGCTATAAATATGAACCGCTTTCTGGACTTCCCAGATATATTGTTGTTGTGCCCCAAACAAATCTGACAACTTGCCAGATATTCCCATCACCCAGCCAGGTGTACGAATTGTCTTTTTATGGCAAGTTTCAGTTGTTTAAGCTCACACTAAACGATGACTTATCTGAGTTGCCAACTTATTATGAGCTTTTCTTCCAGTACGCTACGGCTAAATACTTAGCTTATTCCACAGGTAGAGCCTCAGCATGGACAGAAGAACTCGAAGCTACATACCGTGAATTGCAGCAAGATGTAGTAGCTGTAACACCCATGAATCTAGACATTAACATCAACCAAGAAAGCTGGTTGAACGGTGCTTGGCGCGTTAGAGCGGGGATATAACTATGCCCGTAAAAGAGTTGCCTATATTTACCTACTACGACGTACAGCGATTCAAACAATTCAGTCCGCAAGATTGCGCGAACTGGTATTTGGTTAGTGCGCCTACAGGTAAACGAAAGATGGCAATGTACCCATGTATGGGTAGGAAGCACATTCAGAACGTTAATGGCATCAATGTATTAAACTTTGACGTACAACCACGCCGAATATATAAGTCTATCGACTTTATGTATGTCATCGTATCAAGCACAGTTTATAAGGTTAATAGCACTTTTACAGCTATCCCATTGGTTAATGCTGACTTCACGCAAGATGCTGGGTTTTTGTCATTTGATTATCTGCCACTGGTTCAAGCTGCTGGAAGTACCTCGCAAACGCAAGCTGTATTTGTTGGGATATCAGATGGCGTACATTTCTATATCATCAATGAGAATGACAATAGCTTTACAACAATTACTGATCCAAATACTCCAGCTAACCCAAGAGTAGTTAAAGCATTTGGGAATAGATTTGCGGTTTCTAGTGCCAATAGTACTGAATTTCGTTTAACACAGATTAACTGTTATGACACAGTAACGGCAGGATTTAATGCGGCAACTTTATTTACGGTTCCAGGCCAAGGCGGAAAAGCGGTCTTTGCTCAGGAAAACGGTATCATCAAACAGATGGTCGTCCTCCACAATACGCTTTATATCTTCTCGGATTTTGAGTGTGGCATTTGGTCTAACATTCCAAGTACAACCGCCTCAAACACAAGTGCTTCTTCGGCCAGCATATTCCCATGGAAGAAAAATACATCCTTAAACTGGGATTATGGGATTGCTGATCCTGATTCAATCGACGTAGATTTCGGTCGCATGTGCTGGCTCGCTCAGAATAGGAATGGATTAGTCCAGTTCATGACATCTGATGGACAAATGCCTAAGCCTATCTCTACGCAAGCGATCAATGTTCTATTACAGCGCACAGCAAACGCAGGCTTAGCAAATCAATTCTTATTAAATGCGTTTGGCTTCATGTATCAGTACGAAGATACTATTTTTTATCGCGTATCTTCTGGCGTTCCTGCTGAGAATGGTGAATTGTTATATGATTCTGCTGGCTGTATCGAATATAACTTTGATACGGGGACATGGGAACGTTGTATTGAAGTTGATGGAGATAGAAACATCATTCAAGATCATGTTTTCTTCGCGCAAAAGCATATTGTTACGGCTATTGGGCAAGCTAGTCTGTATGAAATGGCTGGGAACATTTACATTAATGAGATTCGTAACCCAGATCAGACCAATCCATTGGCAACCGACGCATTTATTGCTTATCCAATGCGATATGAACTGACCACATCCATAATATCAGAGGAATTTTATCAAGAATTTAAGACAAACTGGGTGCAAATCGACTTTGTTTGGGGTGAGCAAACCTTCATTAACAGTGATGCTCCCTTTACTAATACTGTATTTATCGTTACGCAAGAATCAACAGATGCCAATCCAATCTACGTGGTCGCAGAAGATGGCGTTACGTTTGTTATTGCTGAGAATGGCAATACTCCAGTGCTTGATGAAACTACTTACAATGCGTTATTTAAACCACATATTGAACTATTTGTCTCCGATGACGGCGGTATTACGTTCTATACTGTCGATAATCTTGAATTTAGTCAGTTAGGAGTCTACTCCTGGCGTATGAGATGGTATCAATGCGGGCTGTCTCGGAATAGGGTTTATAACTTGGTGTGTGTGAGCCCTTCTCCTATTGTGGTACTCGGTGCTATCCATGAAACAGATGTGGTCAGTGGAGGAGCATATTAATGTTGTTTCTTGAGCGTATTGATGGAGTGCCGTTAGCGGGGAACGACGACCTAACCTTTGAAATTCAACGGTGGATGGTACTTCTTGTTGACACACTAAACACCATATTAGAAACAATTGAACCATTGTTGATCGATCCTATAGTCGTTACTGATACGAGCCAAGATGTACAGTCAAACACAAAATATATACCAACTAATGCTGCTTTAACATCTTTCCAACTTCCAGATACTTGTGAAGTAGGGGATGTGGTTGAAATAGTAGGCCAAGGCGCAGGCGGTTGGAGTTTACTCGTAGGAACGGGTCAAACAATTAAATTGGCGGCTTCGAGTGCTGCGGTAAGCATCGCATCAGCCGAGCGTTATGACGCTATTTCGATTACTTGCGTCGTACAAGATACAACGTGGGTCGTTACAAGTTATGTATCGACTGGTTTAGTTATAACGTGAGGTGAATTATGAGCTGGTTATCACAATTGTTCCATCCAGGTCGTGGTTACGACAAAGCAAAACAAGACACGCAAGATGCTTATAATAAAGCTAACGGTCGCCTAGATACTTATTCTCAGGGTGGTGCCGATGCTAATGATAAGTTGAATAAGCTATTCGAAGCGCTGTCTAACCCAGGAAAATTAACAGATGAATGGGGAAAAGGCTACAAAGAGAGCGANTATGCTAAGCAGTTAGGTCAAAGCTCTATTGATAAAGGCTTAAATGCTGCNGGCAGTATGGGTTTAATGGGCTCTAGTGCTGCTTTAAATAATATNCAAGAAGAAGGTTCGGATATCGTAGCTAAAGANCGACAAAGNTATATGAATGACATGATGACTAAGTATTTGGCTAGCCTAGGTATTGCTACGAATCAATTCAATACAGGCGCTGATGCTGCCGGAAAACAATCACAAAATGATATGACCCAAGGTACAACTAACGCAAACCTGGACTTCGGTAAATATAACTCTGGTCCCAATATGATTACCGGCGGCATGTCTGCAATAATGAAACTGATTGAGTCTCTTACTGGTGGCGGTGGCGGCGGCGGCAAAAATGGTAACTACGGTGGCGGCATGTATGTTCCACCAAGTGGCGGAGGGTATTAATCATGGGAATTAGCGGATTGATTCCTCAAACCAAGATGCCTATTGATAACTTCAATAATCAGTTTGAGCAGTTAATGCAACAAATAGCTCGTCATCGCCAAACGAATAACCAAGAGCGTCAACTTGAAGATACAGC